GTGACGGATCGGTGGCGAAGAACTCGTCACCGAGTCCGAACGCTCCGACCTGCGCGAAGAAGATGCCGAGTGCGAAGTCCGAGTCTGGCGTGATGTTGAAGTTGTTAAACGCGGTCTTACCGGCCGCGGGACCGTCGACGACTCGGAACTGCGCGGAGATCATCGGGTTGCCGGTGGTCGACGCCCGCTTGAGGTCAGCCTTGAGGCACTCCATCACGTACCAGCCGGGTTCGATCGGCTTGGTCGCGTCCTCACCGCGCTTCTTGAGGTCCTTCCAGTTGTGCGTGGTACCGCTACCATCAGTCAGCATGAACAGTTTCCTCTTCCTGGCTGTGGCCGTTGGCGTAGACCGCCGTCAGCATCTCTGTGATATTTGGGTTGGTGACGATGTCAGGAAGGCGGCCCTGAACCCGTTCACCGGTCTCGAACCCCTCACGGGGTGCGATTAACAGCTTTTGAATGCGCTGCGTGTTCTGACCGTTTTCATCGGTCTCGTTGTCAGGGTACAGGTACGAGCAGATGTCGACCCAGTACGGCAGTGAGACCGAGATCTGTCCCTGCATGTAGGGACGCCACTTACCGTTCTCAAGCCGTGTCTCGGAGACGAAGACGACACAACGTAGCGTCGTACCCGGGATGTTGGTCAGATCACGGAAGTTGCGGATCAACTTGTCCATGTGTGTGAGAAGCGTGCCCCAGTCCTGGATCTTCATCTGATCCGTGCCGGAGATGTTCTCCTTCAGCTTGCGCTGCGCCTCTGAGATGGAGTCGAGTACGAGGCTGACGAAGTCATGTTGCGCCTGGGTCAGCCACTGGTACACCATGGTGAGATCGGTCCACTTATTGATCGCGACGTGGCAGTAGTCCCAGGTACCATCGTGCCGTGGCGGTGCCACGCGAGGATCCCACTCAATCTTACGAAGTGGAATGTTGGTCTTAAAGCCCGCGGTCTTGATGAACTTCCACGAGCCCTCCGCATCCAGGACGAGGATCGGCGGTGGTGCCGTGCTGGTCAGCGTGGACTTACCGACCTTAGCGGCGGCATGGATGAGTAGGCTAAGTGAATCACTCATGCGGTAGCTGGTTCAGGACATGTACCAAAGTCATGGATCCAGTCCTTGCGCGACCGGTCAGCGCGCTCGACGAGGATGATGTCCTGGCCGTGTTGAATGTAGAAGCCACAGCGGTTGCAGCGTTGCTCCTGAGCTGCCACCGCGCGACCGTGCATTAGCCGGATATCGTAGTCAGCTCGAAGCCGGTCAAGCTCCGCCTGCACCACCGAGACGAACCGATGAACGGGTGTCTCAAAGTCAATGCTCACATAGATCACTTCCTTCGCTGAGAGTTGAGAGGTTGTGAGAAATTGTTGCTGTCTAACAACTTCTACCCTATCACATACGCATTGAAGTCATCAACGGGCGCCGCGTAGTAGTCGTACGCATCGCCGACGACGAAGAGGTTATCCAGCGCGGCCTCAACACGGCTGCCGTCATCGAACATTGTGCACACCTGTGCGAACGGACACTGCCACGCGCAGTCCTTGGTCGGCGTCGGGTAGACGATGCGGTGGTGATCACCATCGGCGTCCAGTGCTCGTCGCGCAGACTCCATGTGATGCACTGTGCCGATGGTTCGTTCCCGGAACGTATGAATCTCCGTCGGGTTGTGCTGAACCTCGACCCGTTGATAGAACGGTGGCTTAGCCTTCTCGGTGCGCTTGACGCGTCGCAACATGTTGTAGATCGCACCGACGATGCGCTCGTTGGGGTCACCGGTCAACGTGTGGAGGAGCACGTATCCCTTCATCTGTTCGTTCATTGGCAGTAAACGCGTGGCGGTGCTGAACTCTGACATCGTCTTATGATCGAGGAAAAAGCGAAGGTTGTCGTAGATTCGTCGCACCGTGACATCGAGTCGACCGATCAACTTGACGCGCTGATTGCTCACCGGTGCTGTGGTGATGTCAGCCTCGATGTACTGCTCGGAGCCGAGCACGTGGAACTCAGAGTCTGATCCGGTCTCCTTGAGCCACTCAACGTAGCCTTCGATCATCGCGCGCTCAAGGTCAGCTTGCTTGTTGAGGTCGATGACGAGCAGCTCGGGTACCTCCTCACCTTGCACCGCGAAGGTCGCCTTAACGGTCAGCCAGTCCTCCCGTATGACCTCCTCCAGCGCCTCCACTGGTGCCGTACGGTACTCCGCGTCAGGGAGGTAGTAACGCTGGAGCGCACGGTGAATCCGATCACCGATCGCGCGCGGTCCGATAGGCGACTCACGCCGTGGTCTGAGTCCGCGGTAGTACGACAGCCACCACTGTCGTCGGCAACGCTTGAAGCTGGTGATCTCAGAGTTTGAGACACGGCGAATGCCATCACGGGCGGTCAGGTCACTAGGCGAGATGAGCGTCACCGGCTCGGCGGGTTCCAGCTCAATGGGATCCGAGACGTTACCCAGGAGATCACCGGTGACCGGATCACGCAGCTTATTCTGATGCATGATGTACATCTGCTGCAGGCTGGGATCGGGTGTCGTGACCACCGTAGGTGCTGGTGCTGGTGCTGGCGCTGGTGCTGCTAGAGCGGTGATCGGCGAACCCTGTTGCTCGTAGGCGTTGCGGATCGCCAGCTCCTCAGAGATGGTCGTGTCCCGACCCTTCTCGATGTTGGCGACCTTGGCCTGCGTCAAGTTGGTCATCTTGGCTATCGCACGACGGGAGAGCGTCTTACGCATCTCGGCGAGCATCTCAGCTGAGGTCATCTTCTGCCTTTGCATCTACGAGGAGAAACGCCACGAGTCCGATGAAGAACATCATGCCGTTGAATATCGGATTCACACCACTAAGCCAGAAGATTGCGGCGATGAGACCATTCATCATGCCGAATACGATCAAGACACGACGTAGCGTCGGCCACACCTTAACGATTGTGTCGATCATTCACATACCTGTCCGTCGTGATCCCGATCATCGTAGAACTTGTACTCAGGATCGATCTTAGTGTAGGGTCCATATCCGTTCGCCTTGGCGTGGGCGCACGAGGCGTAGATCGGATCAAGTTTCGGACTGATCTCGGTCTCATACCCGAGAACCGCAGCACTCATCAGCACCTCAACGATGAGTGCGACGAAGACATTCACAGGATGAATCCTCCCATGAGTTGTTCGACCTCAAGTTCAAGTTCCGCTGATGTCTGACCGAGCGCCGCTAGCTTAGCACGGTCTTGGGTGATCTCATCTAGCCGTGAGAACTTGATCGCCAGCGCGGGATATTGCTTACGCTCCTCGACGGTGTCGCGACAGATAATGTCCACGTAGTGCTTGGACTCACCAGTTGAACCGATGCGATCGATGCGCGCCTCAGCTTGAATGTTGTTAATCATCGACCACGAGCGTTGCAAGAATATCATCGTGTCGGCGATCTGAAGACCGTCCACACCGGTACCACCGGCGCCGATCGTCATCAGGACGGCACGTAGGTCACCAGCTTGAAAGCGCTGAAGTACCCTATCCCGCTCCCACTCATCCTGGTCACCGGTGATCAGTCCATATGGCTCATTCTTGCGGTTCTTATCGAACCGCTTAGCGGCCAACATGATCAGCTGCTTGGACTCGGCGGCGACCACGACCGGCTGGTCTGTGCCGTCGAGGAGTTCCTCAAGTGCGTCGAGCTTAGGGCTCGGTTCAGCTAGATGAACGACGAGTTCCTTATGATCAAAGCAACATGTACATGAACCACGCGGAAACCGATCAGGCTCTAGATCGTGCTTAGACTGACGACATTTATCGGGTGCATCAACCCAATCGATGTCAGCATATGACGATGCGAGTTGGAGCAACCGCATCATCTTGATGAGGTTGTTCGGCACCGTCAACGGCTCGTCGTCGATCAGCGTGATCAGCTGAGACTCGATCTCCTTGTACGCCTTGACCTGCTTGGTCCCCATCTCGACCCAGACCTGAGTGCGGCGAATCACCGGTAGCTGATCACGTACTTGAACCTTCAACATTCTTCGGAACCGCGGATGAAAGATTTTTTCAAACTCAGCCTTGGTAGCGGGATTGACACCGACGACGTCCAGGCCGCCGAACGCGTTCCACGCCACCATGGCGTAGCGGTCGACGAACTTCGACTTGGTGGCCCACTCAGTTGGGTGAAGAAAGTGCATGACCGACCACAGATCACCGACGTGATTGGCGATCGGTGTTCCCGTTAAGGCCCAGCGGCGTTCGACCGAGAGATCGTGACCAACGGCCCAGCACGCGCGGGTCTGCTTCGAGTTCGGATCCTTGATGCGATGTGCCTCATCGAGGATCACCGTCTTGAATCCGAAGTCGTTGAGCTCTCGTCGGTGAACCTCGCAGACGCCCGGCCTCCGCGTCGACTCGGGATCGCAGTCACTGCACTTACCAAGACGTATCGAACCGTACGGTGCCAGCCGTGAGAACATACGCACGGCCTCGATGTTGATGATGACGAGCGCCGCGGGATCCTTTTTGGCCTCAGCTAGCAGCTTTCGCCGCTGGGCGGCTGATCCAGAGATGACGTACGGATTGGCCGTCGGATACCACTTATTGGTCTGACGAAACCAACTGGTCTTTGTTGTATTGGGGCAGATCACAAGCGCGGGTAGTTCGCCCGAGGTCTGCAAACTGGCAAGCGCGGAGATCGTCTTACCGAGACCCATCTCGTGGCCGATAAGTACGTTACCCGACGTGGCGGTGAACTCAAGGTCGACGTCCTGAAACGGAAAGAGATCACCGTGACGTGGTCGATCGATCCCGGTGTCGTTACGCAGGTCCATCGCGATGTTGACACGTTGGATCTCAGTCCACGACCACTCGGTCAGCTTGGTGCCGATCTGCAGACTTGGTCCGAACAGTCCACGAAGCTGCAGGCAAGCGGCCCAGGTCAGCGGTACTGACCAGCGCTTGGCCCTGTTGTCCCAACGCGAGCCAGGAATCTGCTTAACAAGTTCCTTCTCGTTAAACGTGGCATCGACAACGATGACATCATCATCGACCTCAACCTCAACGTACGCCATATCACTCCGATCACTGAGAGAGCTTGGTGTAATTCTAGCTGATCAGGTCTCTGTTCGTCTTAAGCGCAACGACAAGATGCGCTCGGGCGACCGGAGCTAATGTCGTGCCGAACCAGCGGATGGTCAGTTTGAACACGTCACCGATGGGAAGTAACGCCAACGCCTGAAGTTCACGTGGTGTCAGTATCTCATGACTACCAATGTACATCTCCGTCAGCTCGGCGGCGTGGTTTTTATTAGTACCCCAGTCGATCAAGATCTGAGCAAACGGGTGGTTCATGTAGGTCTGCATTATGACCTACGCCTCTTGTCAGCCGGAGGAATGTACGCCGCTAGTAGCTTTTCGGCGTTGCACTCATACCAGGCGAGTGTACGCTTTTCCTCGTCCATGTCGTGATAGAGACCGGCGGAGAATAGGTGGTGCCAGCAGAAGTTACCGGCTTTCCCACTCCAGTATCCAACCGACCTTTTGAGTGGCGTGAAGTGCCAGCTTGCCATCTTCTTACACCGGTGTTTGTCACTAAGTCCACGCGGAGGTCGTGGGTTGTAACGCGGTCCCATCACATAGAGATCGCGTAGTGCTACCTTAGACCAGATGATGCCTTCACACGGCACCTTCTCACGCAGGACCTTGACCCAGGGAATCTTCGAAAGTAGGTACTTGCGTTCGGCGATTCTTGTCGTCACTTGTGTCTCCTTGATCACTAGGGTTGATCAGATCATACCACCGTCTCGGCTCAGTCATCATCATAGCGTGGGCTACCTGCGCAGCTGCACGGTTGCGGTGTTGATCGGGATCGGCTGGGATCCACCAGCCAGCGGCCTTCAGCGTCTTGATGTTGCCGGTCGCACTAGCTTCGGCGGCGCCTGTGATGTAAAACTCAACGCTTGGAAAGAACTTGTGGACCATCCAGCGTACCGCGCCGAGAATGTAGAGTGCATCGGGCTGATGTGTGCGGACGCTGGATCCCATTGTGTACGCCTCACCTGACACGATGATGCGATGAGGTAATGGTTCATCGCTGTGCCATGCCTTAAGAACACTGTAGATGACGTCACATGTTTGCATCGGTGTGCAGACAGCGGGATGAAGTAAGTCCTTGTTCTCATAGGTCGTCCATATGATACCGGTGATACCACCAGGATCAAACCCAAGATACATGATGTCAGTCATCGACCCAGTCCGTTTTCTCGCCCCAACGTACGCCACGCGACACCGATGCGGTCAACGGTACAGCCAGCATCTCGGCGTCGTTCATGGTCTGCTCGAGGACGTGCTTGACATCGAGCATGTGCTCGGCGGGTACGTCTAAGATAATCTCGTCGTGCACCGGTGCGACCATCCACTCACCGAGCCCCGCGGCGTCGAGCTGCACCAGCTTAGTCTTGAAGATCTCGGCGGCACCGCCTTGCGTGACGTAGTTGACCAGCGCGTACTCCTTGCCGGGATCCGCGACATACCTACGACCGGTAAACGGGCTGCGAACGAAGGCGTCACCGGTGTCCTTCTGCCGCTGGACGGCTGTGTTGATTAGATCATTTGTTAATCTAGCAACACCGGGATAGAGGACCTTCCACTTCAACATGAAGTTGCGCGCCTCATCCTCAGAGATGCCTGCGGTGAGTGCGAACTTGCGGATCCCCGAGCCGTATAGTGTCGCGTACGTCGCGTTCTTGGTGATCTGCCGCCGCTTGTCCTTCTTCTCGATCTCGGGATCGTTGAAGATTTGACGTGCCAGCACCGTGAAGAAGTCGTGACCTGACTTGAACGCGTCGATCATCGAGCTTTCCTGGGCGTAGTGCGCTAGCAGCCTCGCCTCGATCTGATCGAAGTCGCACATCACTAGACTGCCACCATCGTAGCGTGTCGTTATGCAGCTTCGGATCGTGTCGCCGGCCTTCGTCGTCCCGAACCGTGGCAGGTTCTGTAGATTAGGGCTGTCCATCGACATACGAGACGTACGAGCACCGAGTGTGTTGATCGACGGATGAAGAAGATCGTCGGCATCGGCCTCCTCAACGTAGAACCGAAGGTATGTCGATGCCATCTTCTGCATGCGGCGGTAGTTCAGGACAGCCTCAGCCAGCGGATGGTCGATCTCCTCGAGGACCTCGGCGTCGAGGCTGGTCGCGCCCGACTTGGTCTGCTTGACGATGTTGAATCCAGCATCCTTGAGAACACCGAGGACGCCTTCCTTGGATCCCGGCTTAACGCCGTAGGTTTCCTCGGTCCAGGCCGCTGTGTTGACACAGAACTCGCGGAACTCAATCAGCTTGGCCTGAGCGAACTCACGGTCGACGTGGGCACCGTAGCGCTCCATCCGCTGGGTGATCCAGATCACCGAACGCTCGAGGTCGTAGGCGGCCGGAGCCTCATTCTGGACGATCGGGTAGTGGTGTTCATACAACCGGTAGGCCAAGACCGGATCAAGCGCTCCGTAGAGCCAGTACGGCTCAAACGTGGTCGGAACCGTTGCCCAGTCGAAGCCGGTACCCGACAGCTCGGCCTGCATTGAACCGGCGTCAGCGTCGATGTGCCGTGCGGTCTGAGACTTAAGAGCCATGGGCATGTGCGGCTCGTTAATACGTGCCATCACCATGGTGTCATGCACACGGTGTTGTGGCAGCTCGATGCCCTCGCGTAGTAGAAATGGAACGTCGAAATTAATCCCATTGTGGAAGATCCAGTCGCCGTCCCAGACCTTGACGACGTCACGAAGAACGCCGTTCCACTCTTCCCACGGAATAGCCCAGCCGTGTTGACCGTCACCGATCTGCGCCAGACGTACTCGATCTCGTCTTTTATCCAAGCCAGATGTTTCTAAGTCTATCCCCATACCATGACGCGGACGACGTTCACCGAGCCAGTGGTAAAGATTTGCTACCTCGTGCATCGAGTTGACGAGGGTCAGCTCGACGTCATCAAGTCCTGGCATTATTGAGCCGTCTCCCAGTAGTCGGCGGGAAGTTCATGTTCGGTGACCAAGCTGACGATCAACCCACAGGAGATCGTTAGGAACTCGTATGACCTCGCGGAGTTGCGGTACTCACGTGGTTGGCGTCGGTCCACGACTATGCGTGTGATGCCTGAGTTAGCGATCACCTTGGCACAGTTGAAACAAACGTCTGATGTGACGTAGATCGTTCCGCCCTTACGATGAAGATGTGAAGAACGTGAGATCGCGTTGGCTTCGGCGTGAAGCGCGGGACAGTCATCGTAGACCGGCGACAATGTCTGATTGCCGATGCGTGCGCGTGAACACCACTCCGTGCACGGCTGATCATTGTGTAGGAAGCCGGAGGGCGGTCCATTGTACGACGCCATAAGCGGCGTATTGTCTTGGGAGACGATGACCGCTCCAACTTGGTCACGGCTGCAGAGTGATCGCTTTGCTATGCCGTGAGCGAGTGCCAACCACGTCTCGTCCCAGCTAAGACGGTTGACAGACAATACCCGCTGCTTCGAGTAAGGTCCTAAGCCACCAAAGTTGTGGCTGTCGGGTAACACAGAAGGATGGCCGTCCTCAAGAACACATTGAATGGGACCGCTAGGTGTTATCGTGTGATCAGTCGTTGCCTTACACTGTGTCATCTTATCTCTTTAATTTAATGTCGAGTTCAAAACCAAGAGCATCGCACCAGCGCTCGAGGTTCTGAAGTGACGGCTTACGTTGACCGCCCTCCCACTGGCAGAGCATGGACTCGTGAAACCCACCACGGTGGGCAACCACGCGCTGACTTAGTCGTTGGCGAACACGCTCGCACGCCAAGGTGAGCGGCAGTCCGGTGGCAGGTGAACGATCAGGATCCATCATCAAGAACCACCATCGGTGGAACATCGACCGATGGTGGTGCCATCGGTGCGAGGCGAGT